TCTTGCAAGAGCCTCAATGCTGTAAGGCCGCAAGGTTGCGAGCTTGACTTCATCGGTGTCGATGAGCAGCGCCCAATCGTTCATCAGCGAACCAGCACCAGCATCTACCACCGTAGTGAAGAAGCGGTGCGGAACAACTGACAGATTACCGAAGTCGCTAACATAAATGTCAGCCGCTCCAATAATCACCGAAGGCTCGGCACCGTCTACGTTGTAGCGGCTTGAAGCGATACCACTGAACCCACTAACAACAGTTTTGTTGAAAGGGGAAACCATTAGCATCGACGGCTCGCCACCTGACACAAAGCATTCTTGCATCGTGGTCTTGAGCATAGCCTCAGTAAACGCGGTTGGTGTACCAAACGACTTCCACACCTGAGCCGCACCTGTCGGGGTTGAACCCGTGTAGGAAGGCTTGGTTACGTTGGTGGAAGTTTCGTTGGTCTTGATCCAACCAGGGAATCCAGCGGTTACACGGGCCGTAGCCGTAGCACCCGCGACAGCGCCTACGCCATTAAGCAAGCAAGCGACTTCGACATTTCGCTTTAGCTCTTTGGCTGCTTTAGCTGCCTGGTATCCAACTTCAGATGCCCGACCAGCCTTGTCTACACGCTGTTCTGTGCCCGATATGATGAAATCGCGCATATTGATCTGGCAGTAGTTACCCATACGCGCCGTTGGCGTTACTGCGGTAAAGCTACTGAGATCCTGACCTTCTACGACGGGCGTTGCTGAAGCCGTCGCAAGCGAGTCTGTCTGCCACTCAAAATAAGTGTTGGACGCATCTCGCGTTCCGATGTTGCTCTGAAACGGAGTCTGAGTCGGACTAATGTCCGCGATCAGATCGCTCAGATCCTCACGGATGCCTTTGGCATCGTAGGTGAGAAAAGTGTTTGTTACAACTGCCATGATTCTATTGTCTCAGGGTTAGTCCGCAAGAATCTGACCCATTAACGAAGCCGCGTCTTCAACCTTACCAGTCTTTCGCAGCTTTTGTCTTTGAGCCTTCTGCTTGCGGGAGCGCGTCCGGCGAGCTGTCCGTTTACTGCCGCCTTTTGCACTACCGATTTTTGATTTGGCTTCTGTGATCTTTTCGCCGCTTGTTAGCTCGTTGTATCGCATTGCGTCACGCAAAACAATTAACGCTCTATGGTCGTATAGTGTGTCCAGCTCCTGGTCAGAAAACCCAACCTGTTTACCAAACTCCACCAACTTCCGTTGTTCTTCGGCTTGAACATCACTGTCAGCCCACTCAGGAATTTTTTCCAGCATCAAATTTTGCTGAACCGCCAAATGCTCTTGCAGCTTTTGCGATTGCTCTTGCTGCATTACTGCTTGCATTCTTTGACGTTCAGCCATTACAGCTTGAATTTCACTAGTGCGTTGCCGTTCTAGCTCTTTCAATTTCAGCCATTGCACCGGGTCTTGCTTTTCAAGCGCGTCCCAATCCAAGTTCGTTGGCTGATTTGCTGCTTCCATCTGTTGCTGAAGTTGGCTTAGTACCTCGTTATATTGATGGTACGTCTGCCTTAGAGTCTGCTGTTCCGTGTGAAACGTATCACGCTGTTCAGCTAATTCTTGACTCTTTTTTGTGAATGCTGAGTGTCGAGAATATCCAGCGATGAGTTCGTCTAAGGGCACTTCTTCTGGCGTACCGTCAATTGTGACTGTGTACGTCTGAGCGCCATCAGAGAGTTGTTCATCCTCTGCATCATACTCGTCCTGCTCATCCACTACTGAGTCATCGGCCAACTCAGCATCTAACTCCTGCCCTTCATCCTCAGAGTCCATCAAAGGTTGCTCCTCTATCGAGGAATCTTCTTCTGGTTGTTCTTCGGGTCCGACGAGCATATTGGCAAAAGCGTTTTCGATTTCGCCGTGAGAGCGTCTACCAGCTCGTTCTACAGTTCCGGTATCACTCATTTAATCTTTCCTTTTCTGGTAGCTTTTTGCTGTTTTGACTTATGTACAATCCAATTATCTATCAAGGATCGCAAGCCTCTTAACATTTCGTCAAGTGCGCGGCCTTGATAATACAGGCTTTCTCGTTTTTCGTTTTGGTCGTAAGCCGTCAAATTCCACTCAGCCATTATCAGATTACGGCTTTCGTTAACGACCTCGACAAAGACCGGATCGTCCAAAATTTCTTGAGCGCGACGGGCTTTTTGCTCTTGCGTCAATTCTATTTGCAAGCGTTACCTTCCTACCCGATTCATGGCGACATTATGAGCATCTGTAAATGAAGCGCCCTTTCTCATTAGCTGCTTCATTATACTCATGTGCATTTTAGAATGATGTCGTTTGTGTCGAGCCAAGGCTTCTGTTTGCCGTTTTGTTAAGGGCTGTTGTGTATTGTTAGGTTTTCGCATTACAAACCCTGCTTGAGATTAGCCTTTAAGACTTCCATGTCTACATCATTCTGAAACTTTTCTTCCGCTTGGAATTCCCGGATTGCCAAGTCGCCAGCAATTCGTGCGCTTTCGCGTTCATCAAGCTGCTGCTGCTTCATAGCATCGAGCTGAAGCTTTTGCTGGTCGATTGCAGTACGAGCTTGGATGTCAGCCATCTGCGCCTGTGCCAGCAATTCTTCTGGTGATGGTTTAGGCGGCGGTGGTGGGGGAGGCTGATAGTCCAGTGGTATCTGCTTAAAAAACTGCGTCGAGTCTGGGTAGCCACTAATCTCCAACATCTTAGCCAGCGTGTTTCGTATCTGACCTAAACCAACCAGCGGATTGTTAGGCCCTAGCTTTTCCATCGCCTCTTGCTGACGGGACGCTACCTGGTTCAGCACCATAAGGCGCTCATCGGTTGCACCCGAACCAAGACCGACATTAACAGAACAATCCATTGTTGAGTCCCATACACGCGGGTCGATCGGCACCCACTGGTCCCTTAGTCGGACCATCCGCTCCCGGTCTTGATGCGTTACTACTAAACGCAACATACCTTTGAACATTCTCTTAAAGCTGTCAGCAAAAAGTCTTGCCATCATTTCGAGATGCTGCTCGGCACCCTTAATCGTTGCAGTAACAGCGGCGCGTGTTGTGGACTGTAGTACGTCGGGGTCTAATCCCTGAGACGCCGCTGTTTGGCCTGTGCGCGATTCTTTCATTGCATCCAGGTACTGCATCATTGGAAACGCTTCTTTTCCTAAGAATGGCACATTCAATTGTTGCACCATTCCTGGCTGACGCATCCGAATAATTGAACCAACTTCGGGGTTCAACACATCGTCAATATCTACCATTCCTTCGACAACGCCTGTGCGCGGATAAAGCGCAAAAGACAAAGAGTCGAGCATACCGCGCAACACCGCGCTTTTCACTCGCTGTATGTCTTTTGTCATATCCGCTATGTCTGAACCAAAGAAGACATGAGGTTCGGGATCACAGCTAAACATTGTAAACGGAATTGTGTCTGCTGGTTCGTTATTTACTACCGTGTAGTTGTTACCAACCGTGCATACGCGCCTCAGCTCTGCAATGCCATCACCGTCATAATCGACGTAGCACCACGCCTCAACATAAAGCACACGCCGACGCTCGTAGGCAGATACGGGATCGGGAATCTCCGTTCCTGCGTACCGCGCCAAATACTCGTCGCTATCGGTAAACGCAAATTCGTCAGACAGATATTCTTCGAGCATATCCCGATCGTAGCCTAAAGCAACTAGATCGGAGACGGTGGACATCGTGCGGTGCCCGACGACCATAGCGTCATCAAGACTTGTTGCAGCGGCATCCACAAAAAATTCCTCGGGCGGCATTGTTTCAACGCGCACTTGGTTCTTCTTGCGACGGCGCTTGATCTCAACACTATAGATTTGAGGCACAGGCATACCCTGTGCTTCCATCATGGCAATCTGTTCATCCGTAATTCCAGGCGCTGGAACAGATTCAACAGACACGGCTTCTACGCCATCCTCTTCTAGGAGCAAGCCAAGCGAGCCTTCGTCTAACCCTTCAAAGCTGTGGGTGTGCACCTCAACGCTGTCATCCCACCACCACTTAACAAAACCGCCTTTGTTCATTAGCGCGTCTTTAAACACGCTATAAAAAATTGAGATTGCGTCGTTGTCCTGGCGCAAGATGTAGTTCAAGTAGTCTGTAGCCTGTTCAGCCATTGCTACATCAGACTCGGTTCGCGGAACGAACTCTACAACTTTTTCCGAACCAAAAAACACGCGCATCATTGACGGCAAGACAGCTTGCACGGAATCACGCACATCGCGACTTACGACCTGGCTGCGACCTTCCACCTCATTGCCAAACGGGTCGCCACGGTAGTATCGAGTAGATTCTGCTCGGACAGGACTAATGTCATCGTCGATGTACTGAATGGCATCTGATATATAGGCGCTGACGACTGTTTGTAGTTCGTCCTCATCCATCCCTACACCAGCTTCGGTTTCTGCTTCGTCTATGTATGCCACGAAGTTCCTCTCATCTATGCCACATCAGATTGATGGGCTGGGGGCACCCTCGTCTCGGGAGGGGAAACGAAGCGCAAGTTTTGGTCATTTAAGTAACTCTGTTAGGCCACCAAGCTTAGTCAGGGCTACCCCCCAACGCATCTATCTATTGAACATTAAATAATAGACACTACACAATACCTGCAAGGTTTCTCTTAATACTACCCATATGTTTACCCGACCGTCTACCCATAGCTGTACCAGCGTCAGACGCAAAGGTTAGAACGAAAGCGTCTGCTGCGTCGGGAGACGCTACGCCTCGTCGTTTTAAATCAGCCTTAGATTCTATCTTAACCCTGCCGCCGGAAGTAAAATTGTAGCGAACGGTGGTCAGCTCAGACTTTAGGCGACTGTCGGAAGGCAAACGAACATCACGCCCTTCAAGCCATCCTTTTGCTTTGTACCACAGCTCTGCGCGAAGGTTCAAATAGTGGTTGCCCATCGCGGGGCTTTCGCTGACGTTGATTGCGTAGGCTGGCAACCCTAGCTCGCGCAAACGGTCTGCAACACCAGCGCCAAGCCCGATCGCATCTACAAAAATTTCTACAGGTTTTTCTGATGCAATATCGTATTCTGCCTTGATGGCACCCGTTAGCTGCATCGTGTCGAGGTTTCGCCACAATCGTATTGGCTCGGTTACAGCGTTGCCTTTGCGTTTGCATAATGCAGAGGCGTCGGCACCAAAGCGAGCAACGTCTACCCCCCAAACAGTTGGGCCAAACGACGACGGTTGAATGTCGCGGCTAATTGCTTCTGCGATTAATTCATGCGGAATGACTGTGTCGTCATCACCCTTGGGAAACTCTCCGAGTACACGAACGCGATAAGTGTTAGAGTCTTCACCGTACCGAATCCTACATTCCTCAATGTATTCTTTCGATACTCGAGCGGTGTCTTCACAGGATATGTGAAATGTTTTCCACCGATCTTCTAGTTTATTAAACGTGTCGTAAAAATATCCCGATGAGCGGACGGGGTTGCCCGCTAGTACCATTGTCGCGTGATGAGCAGACATTGACCCACCAGCCGACTCGTACACTTGTTCCGGCACACCGCTGGCTTCGTCACAGATGAGCATGACGTGCTCTGCGTGTACACCCTGGAGTGCATCGGGCTGTTCAGCTCTAGATGTTTTAGCAGATATAAAATTGCGTTCGGGGTCGGCAGCTAATTCGATGCGGTCAGATTTGACATTAAATAATTTTTGAAACGCTGCAGGCCCCTGCTTCAACCACGCTTTTGTTTCAGGAAGCAACGCATCGTGCAACTGAGCAGACGTAGGTGCTGTAACAATGACCTTGGCGTGGTAATGAACAAAAATAAACCACAAGGCCAGCCAGGATAAACAACTGGTCTTTCCTACACCGTGACCCGATCGAATACTAATCCCTCGAGTTTGTTTAGCGGCAGCGGCCATAACCTCTAGCTGCCAAACATCTGGCTCTGCACCCAGCATATCTCTAACAAAAATTGCGGGATCTGCCCGCATTATTTCAATGTCTTTAACAAGATCGGGAGCAATAAACGAAGACATTTTATGCGCTGTACTCGCAATACAAGTCCGGCCAAGCAATTCCTTTGCGCGCCCGGACCACAGCAAAGGGTGAAACTTTAAACTCGTTAGCCCATTGAGTATTGGTTTTTCTTTTAGCCCAAGAATTTTTAACAGTTTCCGCAATCCGATCGTGAGCTAACATCTTGAGCGTCTGGCCTTTGGTTAGCTCCTTCTTTCTGGATGCAAGCAATTCATCATAGGTGGCATACTTACGCATCTGGCTACCTCTTTTTGTACTTAGGCTTTTTGTGCGTCACGTTAGCGTTCAAAGCTTTCATGTGCTTCCTGGCAGCTTGCTTGGTCTTGTGGACCTTGAGCGTTTTCCACCCGCTGGGCCGCTGGACCTGGACAATAGACTCACGAACCCGATACGGCATGGCAATCTCCTCCTGGCATTGTGTAAGGGTCTACACCAAACGTAGCAAACTCCTCGATCCCTGGACATGAGCAGTCTGCAACATGGGACTTATGAAGCGTACACCACAGGTCTTCGCACAGGTCACATATAACCCACAACGGATCTTGCTCTGAATGCTCCGTTGATTTCGACATAGTATATATACTAAGAGTGGTTTAATGTTTGTTATTGTTCCAACTCTGTTCCAAGCCTAAAAAAAATTACAAATTTTTTGGCTTAGATGCTACGAAAAAGCATCATTCTTTGGTGTTCACAGCTTCGGGTTCTAATCCCAAGATTTTACGCTGCCGAAGCGTAAGGTTTACCCCGTTGTCCATCAGCCAGGTATACACAAACTCTGCATCAACGCCTCTCGCAAAACCAGCAATAGCATCATGCGATCTCTGCAAAAGAATTCTCTCAGGACTCCCATGAGTGTAGAATTTGAGACGACCCTTAATGTTTTCTGCAAGACTGATTAATTCTGATGAGTCAACCATAGTGGCTCCTTAAAGTGCGATAGTACAAAATTTCAGGATTGGGGAAAAATAGCAAGACAATGTGTGTTGAGTAGTACCAGTGCCGGTCCCCTGCTCTGGCTTAGGGTGGGGTCCCTCCTGCTACCTCATCCCGCCTCGATTTTCTGACGGCACCATTCGATACCATAGGTATCTGCTAGCATCCCGCCGGGTGCGAACCCGAACCCGAACCCGGTCCCGGTTCCGGTGACACCACCTAAACCCGAACTAGTTCCGGTTTAGTGTTCCCGCGCGTGCGCGTGCAACGTTCCCCGGTCCCTACCCGCCCGCCTAAAAGCTCTCAACGCGTTCCCATAGGTAACCATAGCCCCGACGCATTGCCCGGCCTTAGATCGCGTCTATGCGCCGCGTCCCGGTATCCATTGCCCGGAAAGCATAGGCACGAAAAAAGGGCCGACCCCGTGAAGGGCCGACCCTAATCTCGGGAGAGATCCCGGCGAGCCTAGCAGACGACGCCGGGACGGTTCCCGGTTAGAAGTACCACGCGACCAAGTAGAGCGTAGCCAGCGGCCACACGATCGCCGCCCATATGCTCGGGTCCTCGGATCGGCTCACCCGTACCGCGTTAATGAATGAGAACGCCACAAGCACCACGATCAGAACCCCGGTTCGATCGCTCATAGTTCCTCACCTTCCACCACCACGCGCAAGCCCGGAACGTTCCCAGCTCCCAGCGCATAAATGTCGGCGGCCTTGTCCCCGAAGTGTTCGGCGACCTTTTGCCGCGTGTGGGCTTTGTGGTCCTCATCCATTGCGTCGGCTAGTGCCTGTAGCCCGTGGATGGCGTCGACCGGATCGACGCGGCCTAAACGCCGGGAAACTTCCCGCATCCAGTACGGCGTACACGGGTTCGCTAATAGCTTGTCTACGTTATCAGTTTTCATGGTCGCCTCATCTAGTAGGTTTTCCAGTATCGTGATTTGGCTTTGGATGTGCTCAAGGTCTTGGGTGGTTGGTTCTTCATCTAATGCGCACGCGATAGATATACTGGCTTCTTTTAGAGCCTTTTTTATATCGGTTTTCATGGTTCAGGTTCTCCAGGTTGAAAAGTCTAGAGGGCGGCGTCGGTCAATCTTGACGGGTGCCCCGATACCGTGCGCGGCGATCGCTACGTTAGCGCCGTCAACGCCCCGGCATATGCCGCAAGTCTCACAAGTAGCAACCCGGCCCGCTTCCTCGGATGCCGGGCAAATTGTCTCAAAGTCCAACGGGTTTTCCCCGGCCCGTAGCACTCGGAAAGATCCGAGGCCCGCCCGGCGTGCGGCGGCGGCATCGTCCGGCGTATCTGCTGAGACTTGGCAATACTTGAGAACGTCCCGGAGCTTGCGGTTGCGGCTCTGATGGGTGTACCCGGTCCAGCCTTTGGAGTTAGCCGTGTATGCATCCCACACGGCCAAAGGTACAGCCGCCGGGTCGCCATAGGTGCCGAGCCGAACCATACGTCCAGCGACTAGACCGGGCACGGCGTCCAGCGATACCGCCGGGACATTCCCACGCTCCCACGCCCGCCAAACTGATAACGGACCTTGTCCCACATTCACATAACAGGAGCGGTCAGAGTAACCGGACCCGGTGAACCTTCCCGGCCTATGGATGCAACCGCCACATATAGAAACATCCGCGCCGGTTTTCAACGCGGCCATTGGGTCTAGATCCCGGCGGGTTATGTAACTTTGAATCATTGCGCCCGTTTTCCGGTTTAAGCTGGATATGAGGCCCGAAATAATGCACACAATCGGAGCGCCATCTATCCTACTCGGCCCGCGCCATATTTCCACGCTATTAGTCCTAGCCATTGTTGAGCGATCCCCGCGCCACCTTTGCGGCGCTGTTCGGGTCGTGCCCCTCGGATAGGGCGGCGTCGAAAATTGCCACCCATTGCTCAAACTCCTCACGTTGGCCGGGTGTCATTTTCTTATAAGCATTCCGGGCGTCTGCTAGTCGCCGCTTGTCGCCCGCCTCTAGTGTCCGTAACTGCTTTCCGTTGCGCCTCATGATGCTAAGAGGATTGCGGCATACATCCCACCTACTACCGACAAAAAGAGAAAACCAACCCAGCACCCAACAACAAAAGCGTATGCCGCTTTCCTTAGTTGTCTACGGAACGCGAACCGATTTAGACGGTGGCCGGGCATAGGTAGGTATGTAGTGGCGGAAAGCGCTCCACATAGTAGAGAAAAACAGAAGAAGTAAATCATTTTTGATCCTCCCGAGATCATATAGTGTGAAGAATTGATAGCGGGTACCTATGAGACGCGCAAGTGTTCGCCTCGGGGCCTGTCCTAATGTCCGGGCACACACACGCACACACGCACACACACACACGCACACACACGCGCACACACGCGCACACACGCGCACGCACGCGAGGCCTCGAGCCGATTCTTGAAGGGATTCTTGAAGGGATTCTTGAAGGGATTCTTAAAAAGATTCTTCCGAGGATTCTCAGATTTTGCCCGGTTTTGACCCTGGCTAGACCCCTCGGGAATGCTCCGACGCGCCTTAGAATCGATTCTCGGGGCTTGTTTTTTGGGGATTCTCCCGGAAACCCACGAAAAAAGGGAAGCAGCCGGAGCCACTTCCCTCTAAACGCCCGCCTAAGCTCGGCCCTATTTCCCGTAGCCGCGCCACCCCGAGGTGCATCCTGTCTCGTCCGCGACCGCCCAAGCCGCGTTTCGCCGGATCCAGTCATGGCCGATCCGGGCTCGCACTATCGCGTTGAACAAACCCGGTGAGCACCGATTCTTTTTCAGAATCTCGAGGACCGCTTCGCGATCGCCTTCGGCATTCCGCATAGCCGTCAAGATCGCTCCTAGGTTCATCGAATGGGCCTACAAAAACCAACATACTTTTCCTCGGGTAATAACGATTCCGTTCCACCCTTGGCTTTCCGGGCCTTAGCCCACCTTTGCCGACGCTTCTTATGACGCTCAAAGCATGGGTCACAAAGCCGAGACGCTGTCGGTGTCTCTTCCCTGCGGTGCGACGGCATAAGATCCCAGACCACCTTCATACTTTTATAAGGGTAATAACGATTCCGTTCCACCCTTGCACCATTGCACATATCGCAGCGGTCCTCCCGGCGTCTCACCGTCAGCCGACTGTTACTGTCGCCTTTTGCCCAAGACATGGTGCCCGCCGCCAGATCCATCGTGCCAAGGGTCATTCCTAGCACTAAATGCCCACGGCATTGATGGCACCGGGGCATCTCTGTTCCCCACATCTCGTTTAGGTCTAGTTCGGCTGTGCAATCGACATGAGGGCACACCCGCCATTCTGGATTCCTGCTCATACCTTCCTCCTCAAGTCAAATCCCCCCTCTACAGCGCATTGCGCCACAGCGGTGTAAAAACCATCCGGCGACGGTTTCCCGTATTTCGTGACGCAATCCCAGCACCATGTGTCACCGTTCCCTTGGTATTCGTATTCCGAGGCAAGCTCGCCGCACTTGTCACACTTCTCGGCATAGCAGTCAGGACAAAGCCAGCCGTTGCCAACGGATACCCGGTTCACGAATCGCCCCTTCCCGAGAGCGGTCGATTCACCGCACTCCACACAGCTATCAGCTATCACGATTTAAACCTCGGGTTCTGGGTTCTCAGGCATATTTTACCAGCCTCAAGTCTTCTGTTGTCTTCGTCAGTGTTCAACCAAGGGTGCATATTTAGAGCCTTAACCATATTTCTAATTGCCCATTTAGGCTGATTTCCGATAATGCTCCACGCTTGCCTAGTAGTCATGTTCCCCCCGCAGATCGAAACCCTCGAGACCAGCGCAATTAAGGCAAATCTCTAGATGATCGGCTACCTCTTGCGGCGTCGGGTCCGGCTCCCTCGGCACATCGCATTTTCTATATCGGTTTTCATGGTTATAGACATTGGGCATACCTACCGCATGACTTTGGTTTTGGTAGACCCATTCGTGGTAGGCTCTGACGGCAAGCCGGGAAGGTTTCCCGCATTCGATACAGCAGAATATGCCGTCCGTCCAATGCACTTTTCGCGGGCTCGCCGGACCCCACATAAGACCCCACGTAATATCATTCGTCATTAGGCCACCGCCCCGAGTAGTAGGTTCTCAACGCCTTGCACAGCCCTTTCCCCGCAATCCTCGCACTCATAGTT